TACATTTTTATTAATGGCATGTTTTCTAAATAACTCGGATACCATGCCATCACCAAAGTTAGATTCTATTAATAATGTAGATACTTTATATTTTTTACATCTAGCGAGAATAGCAAGTAAAGTATTGTCTGAATATCCGTCCTGAGAGGCGTAGATTTCATGTAAATACATAATACCATTCAACTGGGAAATAAAGCAGGCTACAGTCTCATCTGTACCCCTTCCAGAGGGGTCTACGCTGCAGATAGTTTCACTATATGGCTTCCATTCACCTTGAACTTGCATAGGACTATAATAATAGTCCCCTGGAAGTCCTACACAAGGTAACTCTTTAACTATGTTGTCTTTACTTGAGCACCAGATGATATTCTCTGGGGCTGTTTCGGGGTTGACTGGATTAATGATGAGATCGGCAAATTTGAGAGGAAACTTTTCCGCATCAGAAAGAGAAGTGTCAAGCATAAACTGTAACATAAAGTTGCTACGACCCATAGCAGATTCACGTTCCAGCAGATCGTCCTCCTTAAATCTTGTATCCGTTGGATTCCAAGTGAGATCTGTTTCATTTTCTAAGTCTTGTTCTAGTTGTGGTGCGAGTAAACCATCATACATAGCCACCTTTCGAGGGTATCTAGCTGGCCATACAAAAGGTTTATAAGCTCGTTCTCTGAGTTTATTATAGACGGTAAAAGTAGTCTGAGGAGTTCCAAGGAACATGATACGAGAATCAGGTTTAGGAGTAAGAATAGACTCACACTCAGTAACCAGTTGAAGTAGTTTTTCACGTTGTAGTTCGGTCATACTGTTGTTTGGCACCTCTACATCGTCTAAAACCATCAAATCTGCACGAGATCCAGTTAACTGCCCCGTAATACCGACTGATTTAACGCTAGGTGCTTGGTGAGGTGCAGCGGTACCTACATCAAAAGACACTCTTGACCATCTTTGATCATCATTTTTAGGTCTTAAGTGGGACATCCACGGTACTTCAAGGATTAATCTTTGACAGAAGATCGAAAATGAGTCAGCTCTATCCTTAGAAGCCGAAACAACCATGATCTTCTTATTTGCATCGTTATATAACGTCCAAAGAACAAAAGCCGCAGTAATCCAAGATTTACCAACACCTCGAAAAGCTTGAATTTGGAGTCTCTTGGGTCCATGTTGTAAGTACTCTGCTATACATAATTGTGCTCTGGTAGGTGCAGGTAATGCTAAATGGGTCCAGATGGCCGTTAGGAATAAACGGAAATCTTTCTTTAATTGCTCCTCTAAGGGTGCTTGTTTTTTCTTTCTAGGCATATGTATATAAATGGTACTTAAGCCCCCTTGTAGGAGCTTATAGGTACCTTACAGGGTTATTGTATCCAGTTAAGGATCAGCGATTCTCTAATTTGGTTAGGTGGGAAGTTATCTCTAAACCAAGTTAACCAGTTTTGGCTTCCTTTGCTTTGATTACACGATACACAAGCGGGAACACAGTTCCTAGTATGGGAACAACCTCCCATACATCGGGGATGTACATGATCAATGGTAAGATCATTCTCGTTATGGGATTTTCCACAATAAATACATTCATAATTGTTTGCCTCTTTGATAGCTTTTCTCCAGAGTCGGTTTGCCTCAGATGAAGTCATAGCTAATAAATTGTATGTGTAATGGTTAGCGTTTGGAAGAACTGGTGTCACGTCGTTTGTATTTCAGTTGTAAGTACCTGAGAGGTATGATTGGCTCCCATAGTAGCTTCACCAAACCAATCATTACCGACTGAAGTTGGTTCTACTCCATGTAACCAATGTTGAACAGACATAAAGGCACCTCCAGTAGTACTGGATTTAGCTCCATGCTTAGTATCAGGTTTAATTCTTATAAAATTGTAGGCACCTTTAGCTAAATTCCATTTTTTAGCTTCTGCGTTAATATCATCTTGAGATGTGTTAAACCACATAGGCATTACAACTCTACCGTTACAATTAAACTCCATACCAGTTAATGCAACCTCGTATGAGTCTACATTAGGGTGTACATGCTCTGGTATAATAGTATTAGGTGCAGTTATAAACAACTGAACTTGGAAAGGTGGGTGTCGATATATCGTAACACCAAAGATATCCTCACAACAATGTACACCATTCTCTACTGGTACATAAATACCAGTAAAGTTTGGTAAATACCATTGGAGAAAAGCTGATAATTCATCATTATGCTCTTGACCAGTAGTATCTTTTAGTGGATTGGTCATTTTTTACCTCGGTTTCTTGCTCGATTTTTAGATGGATCTTCTCTAACTAACTTTCCAGATTTAGTATGAGAGAAATCTTTACCGCCTTTCCCATAGACACCAGCTTTACGCCTAGCTCTATTTAGTTCAGCACGGTATTTTTTATTGATTTTGAGCTTATTCCTTCTCCTTTGCGCTGAGTTTTTCTTAATCTTAGACAAAGGATTCTTACGGTAGTTACGTGCGCTCTTTTTGAGCTTAGAAAGCGGGAGTTTCTTAGGGGCCATTAGCGTGTTACTGCTCGTTGTACTGCATCAAAATCAACCTTGGGCATTAGATCAGCTAGAGCACCAAGAGGAGATCCTTCTAATGCTATGCCTGTGATATCATTCTTATACAGCCAATCAGCTGCTGCTTTAAGGTCTGC